AAAACCATTGCTCGCCCATCTTTCGTTTAACGCAGACCGTTCTATGCAGTCAGTTTATGAGCAAACGACTAAAACGCTTGCGTAATGCAGGCCAACAAGGCAACTACAAGCCGTCGCAACCCGAATTACCGGAAGATTCGCATAGTGACAACGTCCCAGAAGATTCTGATAGTTCGGAATCCGCCCGATCTGCCTTGAAGCACTACGATTGGCATGGAGAGTATGAAGAGCTTTGCCAGCGGTTTAACTGGCGGATAGCTGCCTACATCGCCTGGATGTCGTCACCGCGTCGCCTGCGCAAGCCCAAGACACAGAACGACTTGGCCCAAGCCATCGGGCTGAAGTCAGATCGGATGTTCACCAAGTGGCGCGAGGCTCAACCGGAGATTGACGCCGAAGTCAAGAAGATCCAAGCGTCTCCCCTACTGGCCTACCGTCGCGACATTTACGATGCCCTGGTCACCGGTGCGCTGGATGCGGAAAAAGGCCACCAGGATCGCAAGTTGGCGCTAGAGCTTATGGGCGATTACAAGGCCAAGGCCGACAATAGTCCGCAACTTGGCTTTGAATTTACCGCCGACGAAGCGGCAGAGGCTCAAAGGGGAATTGCTGAATGGGAAAAGACAACGCCGCAAGCAGAGACCGTGTAGAGTGGCTGAAATGCTCTAGATCACCAGCGTACTTTCTGCATAACTATGTGTTGATCGAGAACGCGAATGATCGAGCGTGGGTGCGCTTTCACCTTTGGCCCGCTCAGCATGATGTTTTGCAGCGGCTGATGACAGAACGGCAATTTATCGCCCTCAAGGCGCGGCAGCTTGGGATCACTTGGCTGACCATCGGGTATGCTCTCTGGCTGATGATTTTTCGTCCATCGGCAACGATCTTGCTGTTTTCCTTGCGCGACACGGAAGCCAAAGAGCTATTGCGCAGAGTTAGGGGCATGTACGAACGATTGCCGGGCTGGTGTAAGTGCAGAAGCGTCAACGTCAATAGTAGTCATGAGTGGGCGTTATCGAACGGTTCCAGAGCAATGGCCTTTCCTACCACCGGTGGACGCAGCTACACGGGGAGCCTTGCAGTAATAGATGAGTCGGATCTATTGCCCAACTTGGCCGACTTTCTAAATGCGGTCAAGCCAACAATCGACGCTGGTGGGCAAATGGTTCTTATCTCTACTGTAGACAAAAAGCGTCCGCTGTCGGCATTTAAAGAGATTTTTCGGGCGGCAGAGAAGGGGGAAAATGCTTACTCGCCTATCTTCTTACCTTGGTCAGCGAGACCAGACCGGGATCAAGCGTGGTATGACCGCATTGCTGCTGATATGCGCAGCATGGGCAATGGTGACGATGATCTTTTCCAAGAGTACCCGGCTACCGTCGAGCAAGCTCTGGCCCCACTGCAAAAAGACAAACGGTTCCCCTTCGCCTGGCTCGAAGCCGTTTCGACGGACATTCAACCTATCGGCGGAACGGGGCCGGCACTTCCTGGTTTGCTCGTGTTTCACCGGCCCGTTGGGGGCAGGCATTACTGTATCGGTGCGGATTCTGCCGAAGGAAACCCAAACAGCGATGATTCTGTGGCGACTGTCGTGGACGCTCAGACCTGGGGCCTCGTGGCGATCCTGGTCGGGAAGGTCGAGCCTTCCGTATTCGCGGGATATATCGATCAGCTTGGTACTTACTACAATAGCGCGCCATGTATGCCAGAGCGTAATAATCACGGTCACGCAACCATTCAGAAGCTGCGCGACAATGGTCAAACGGCCATTCTCCTGGGCTACGATGATAAGCCGGGGTGGGCGTCTAATGTCAAAGGCAAAAAACTTCTCTATGACCTGGCGGCGGAAGTAATTCAACAGAAAGCCACGTCGATACCTGACCAAGAGACTCGTTTGCAACTGGCAAGTATCGAGGCATCAACGCTCCGGGCGCCAACTGGACTGCACGATGATTATGCCGACGCCTTCTGTCTCGCGCTGGCGGGTCTCAAATGGAATTACGTTGCCGGGGAGCAGTCAACAGAGGTGGCGGCACCTGATCCGCTGGAAGAATACGACCGTGGAACATTCTAATCACGAGGAAGGGGGCTTAACCGATATGCTTGGGCGCTTTATGGACATGCTTGTTGGCCGCCTGGGTCAAACCGGGGCAATCATCATCCTGGGCTTATTGACCATCGGCTTTTTTGCCCTGCTGGCCGCTGGCACTGACGGGGAATCGCTAGGGAGAACCATTGTATGGCTGCTACAACTGGCGCAATGAACTGGTATCAACGGCTGATTGTCGGTCTCGCTGCCTTCGCCAAGGTCAAGCTGGTGCAGGTCGGCAAAGAGGGCGACGGCGTGAGCGCGCCTTTCTCCCCAGCCGGCACGACGCTAGACAAGGATTGGCACGAGTTACTGGCCGATCAGACCGACGCGCGCGAGGCATGGCGTACCAACCCATTGGCCAAGCGGCTGATCGGCCTGACAACTTCCTACGTGGTTGGCCCTGGCATCGCCCTATCCAGCGAGTACGGACCGCTAGAGAAATTCATTCGCGCCTTCTGGTATCACCCGTCCAACCTCATGGATCTGCGGCTGGATGAATGGAGCGACGAACTTGCGCGGGCCGGTGAACTGTTCCCGGTGCTATTCACCGGCGCTGATGGCATGAGCGAAGTACGGACCGTTCCGGCCAGCCAGATTGAGCAGGTGGAATGGCGAACCGGTGACTATGAAACCGAGTTAGCCTATCGCGAGACCACCGGCCCCGGCGAACCTGAAAAGTGGTGGATCTCGCCGGCAAACATTGCCGCCTATGATAGCGATGCGGATGGCCTACGACCCTGGATGCTTCACTTTGCCGTTAATCGCCCAATTGGCGCTATCCGCGGCGAATCCGATCTCGCGCCGATCCTCACCTGGCTACGCCGCTACACGGGCTGGCTTGAAGATCGGGTGCGTCTCAATGCTGCTGTTCGGGCCTTCGTCTGGATTGTCTACGCTCCTCAGCGGCTCATGAGCGATTTGCGGCAACGCTACGCACGACCGCCGCAGCCGGGCAGCGTCATCATCGCCGAGGAGGGCGCGGAGAAGTGGGAAGCGGTTACGCCGAATCTGAATGCACGCGACGCCAAAGAGGACGGCAAGGCGGTACGCTGGATGATTACAGCGGGTGGCCCTGGCACAACGCTTGGTGACTTGGGTGAGGCCGAAGGCGAAGGCATGAAAGCCGGGAAAGACACCGATGAGCTACGCAGGCGCTTCTTGTTGCGTCGGCAGCGCTATTTCGGCCATATCCTATCCGTGCTGACCGTCACCGCCTATAACCGTTGGCTAGAGGTCGGCAATCGCCGCCACCGACCGGCGACGGTGCAGGATATTACCGTACATGCACCGGATATCAGCAGCGTGGATAACGAGAAGTTAGCCGGGGCAGCGGTGGATCTGGTGCAAAGCTTGCAGGGCCTGGGCCAAATGGTGGGCGATAGCGAGGCCCTACGCCGGTACGCGGTGCGCCTTTACACTCGCTATGTTGGTGAGGATGTGTCAGACAGTGAATTCGATGAACTCTTGAAGGGAGTAAAGGAGCATGACAGAGCGGTTCAAGACCCTGCCAACCAAGGGAGCGGCAACGGTGGACAGAGCAGCGCGGGTTATCCGTGGCGTCTCCCTGGCGCAAATGGGCGAAGCGTTGGGCCATGATGTTGACTTTGATGCGACGACGCTATCCACCATTGTGAGTAAGGGTAACGGGAAAAAGGCGGGAGTCAAATCGCGCTTTACTCACCCTGGCTTATCCGCGGATGGTATGGGTAAATTTGTTGGGCGGATCAAGGATCTCCGAATGGATGACGACAAAGCGAAAGGAGATCTCTACTTGGCGCAAAGCGCGTCAAGCTCACCCGAAGGCGACTTAGCCGAATATGTTATGGATCTGGCCGAGGAAGATCCAGAGTCGTTTGGGCTGTCGGTTGTGGTGCGCAAGGTCAAGTACGCCTGGATCGATCCTGATACCGGCGTGGAGGTCGAGCAACGGCCCCTCAACAGCCAGCAGAAGCGCCCATACCTACGCTTTGAGGAGTTTTCCGCCTGCGATGTTGTAGATGAACCAGCGGCTAACCGCGACGGACTTTTCTCTTCGTCGCTATGGGGTAGCAATCAGACCGCGGAGGCCGCTTTCATAGAGTTAGACGCCATGCTAGCGCGACACGGCGTCGATCAGGCGAAAGCCTGGGAAGTTGCGCAAAAATACTTTAACGCTC